ACGTTGACTTCTATGCGCCAATCCCCGTCATTGAGCAAGAGAAGTTATCTCCCCCAACTTCCGAAGCCAAGATGAATGAAACTGTCGATGCTGGTAAGCGCGACAGAATCAATGTTGAAATTCCAAACGGCACCAAGGTTGGTTTGAGGATGGATCTGCCGGCTCGGGATCGCGGCGGCAGTGTTGTGTCGATCCACGAGGGCCATCCGGGCCTTAAAACAATTGGCAAACTGATAGGCTTTCGAAGCACGGGATGGCTCAAAAACGCAACGTTTGAAACCCGCAGTCAAGAGCGTGGCCTTGCGGTTGCGGCGGGTAAGTCAAAGGAACCTTTGCAAACGGTCGAAGGTACTTGGCAAAACCTAGATCCCGACGAGACCTACGCCAGAGTCAAAGATTTGATGAGTGACCCGGCGTGGGTTCAAGTTGGCTTCGATCCGGCGCGACATGGGTATTTCTATGACCGCGCAAGCCGTCGCCCGGTTGTTGCGGCAGACGAGATGTATCAGGTCGGGCAATTTCTTCTGGCCAAGAACGTCAAATACGCCCCAAAGTCCGACTTCCTGTATCAAACTGAAGGTCAAACCGGCATCAACATTAACCCCGAAGATCAGAAGGTTGAAGCAGAACTGACCGGCAAGTCCATGCTGCAGGTTGCGGACTGGACTGTGGCCAACGCGCCCAACGCCTTTGCTCGTGTCATTGCCGAGAAGGTCCGGGACCGCTTGCGTGCGTTCCAGCGCAAGGGCATGAAGCTAGAGTTCTCCGTTGCAGGCGGAAGCAAGCGGCCCACTATGATGCGCAACGCCCGAGGCATGACCAATTTCATGTGGGGCTCTGGAGACAAAGGCACCACAATCGAGGTCACTCTTAACGGCGCTGCCGCACTCAACAATCAGGCGGGCTTTCCTCCGGGAATGAACTACACCACCGTGCTGCACGAGTTGCTGCACGTTGCTACACGCGGTCAGTTCAAGTTCATGCCCAACACCGATCCGCTCAAGAAGCAGCTGATCGAGTTGTTCAACATGATTGCCGACAGGTTCAATGCCGATGCCAAGGCTGGCACTCTGCCGCCCGTCATGCAGCGGTACTACAAGCGCTTAAACAACGTCTTGTCCGACCCCGACGAGATGCTGGCATGGGGCATGACAGACAAAGATGTTCAGACCTACTTTGACGACATCAAGGTGGGCGAGAAGTCTGTTTTCACTCAGTTGGTTGAGTTGATCCGCAAGGCGCTGGGTCTGGGCAAGCCGTATGAGTCGGCCCTTGAAAGACTGGTGCGATCAGCAGAGTCTCTGCTTGATGTGGATGTTGACGCAATCGACGCAATGCTGAGTCAAAAGGGCGCACAGCTTGGTGTTGCAAAGCCAGCCGGCCCGATGGTTCAGGAGAGGCTGTTCCAGCAAGAAGGCGAGCAACCACCCACCAAGCGGCCGCGCAGGAACATCTACAACGAGGAGGTGCAATCTTCGTGGAACGAGCCCGACGACACTAAGCTGTACGGCGAGACATCCAAAGATGACATCATTCGCCTGCTGCAAGACAAGATGGTGGACACCAAGCGTGTGATTGAAGCCATCACCTCCAAGGCCGGCAAGATTGCAAACAGGTGGAACCCATACCTGCAGGAAGAGCTGTATCACGGCCGTACTGCAAAGGCGACTAAGGACTTCCTGCAAGACGAGCTACGCCCGCTGATGAACAACATGCAGCGAATGGGCATCACCATTCCTGAGTTTGAGCAGTACCTGCACAACCGTCATGCGCCGTCGTACAACGCGCAGGTCGCCAAGGTAAATCCCAACGACGCTGACATGCAGGACGGCGGCTCCGGGATTACGAACGCTGCGGCGCAGCGCTACATGGACAGCTTGCCCGAGAAGCGCCGCAAGGACTTTGAGGCGCTGGCCAAGCAGCTTGACTCCATTACCAAGGGGACGCGGCAGGTTTTGGTCGATAGCGGACTGGAGCGGCCCGAGACCATTAAGGAGTGGGAAAAGGCGTTCCCCAACTATGTGCCCTTGCAGCGCGAAGACATCGACTTCCAGTACACCACGACCAGCACCGGCGTCGGTCAGGGCTTTGATGTGCGCGGCTCATTTAGCCGTCGTGCGATGGGCTCCAAGCGCAAGGTGGTGGACATCCTTGCCAACGTAGCCATGCAGCGTGAGCGGGCAATTGTGCGGGCCAACAAGAATCGTGTCTCGCAGGCGCTGTTTGGGTTGGCTGTGCAGAACCCCAACCCGGACTTCTGGCTTGCGATCGACCCAATGGCAGAGGTTTCTCCGGCCGCGATTGAAGAGCTGGAGGCGTTGGGTCTGAGCAAAGAAGACGCCAAGTTCCTAATGAAGGAGCCGCAGCAAAAGACAATCGACAAGAACACCAACGAAGTCGTTAGCAGAGTCAACTCGATGTTGCGAAACAACGACAATGTGCTGTCGATGCGGTTTAACGGCCGCGACCGTTATGTGTTCTTCAACCCTCAGAATGACCGGGCCGCGAACATGGCCAAGGCTCTGAAGAATCTGGACGCGGACCAGCTTGGCCGGGGCATGAGCCTGATTGGCACCATCACGCGGTGGATGGCGGCGGTCAATACCCAGTACAACCCGATCTTCGGCGCATACAACTTCCTGCGCGACGTGCAAGGCGCTGCGCTGCAGCTATCCAACACCCCGCTTGCTGGATCTCAAAAGCAGATCATGGGCGGTGTGCTGCCTGCGCTCAAGGGTATCTATGCCGACCTGCGTGCAGATCGCCGCGGCGAAAAGGTCGAGGGCGAGTGGTCAAAACTTTGGAACGAGTTCCAAGCCGAGGGTGGGCAGACCGGTTTCCGCGATCAGTTCAGCCGTTCGCAGGAGCGTGCCGAGGCGCTTGAGCGTGAGATGAAGCAGATCACCGAGGGCAAGGCAAAGGCCGCTGGCCGCGCTGTGCTCGACTGGTTGTCTGCCTACAAGGCGGCAAAAGAAAAAGGGATGAGCCGAGAAGAGGCGGCGTCGCTTGCCAAGAACCTGACGGTTAACTTCAACCGCAAGGGGCAGATTGCTGTTCAGGCCGGCGCCCTGTATGCGTTCTTCAACGCCGCTGTGCAGGGCACGACGAGACTGATCCAGACGCTGCGCGGCCCGATGGGCAAGAAGATCATTGGCGGCGGTTTGCTGCTTGGCTCTATGCAGGCCGCGCTGTTGGCTATGGCCGGCTTCGATGAAGAGGAGCCGCCAGAGTTTGTGCGTGAGCGCAACCTGATCCTGCCGATCGGCGAGGGCAAGTATCTGTCCTTCCCCATGCCGCTTGGCTACCACGTCATTCCGGGTGTGAGCCGCATCCTGACCGAGTGGGCGCTGTCTGGGTTCAAAGATACAGCCAAGCGTGCCGAGTCACTGACCGGCATGTTCCTTGAAGCGTTCAACCCGATTGGCAACGCCGGGTGGTCTGTGCAGTCGATAGCCCCGACCTTTGCTGATCCGTTGGTGGCGCTCACCGAAAACAGGGACTGGACTGGCAAGCCGATTGCCCGCAAGGACTTCAGCAATCTGGACCCGACGCCGGGCTACACCCGCGCCAAGGATACGGCCAGCTGGTTCTCTGAGCAGATCGCCTACTACCTGAACCTTGCTAGCGGCGGCACCAAGTACCAGCCGGGGGTGTTGAGCCCGACGCCCGATCAGCTTGACTATCTGATTGGCCAAGCCTTCGGTGGCCTCGGCAGGGAGTTTATTAAGGCCCAGACGACCGCAAAGAGCATGGTGACAGGGGAAGACCTGCCCACGTACAAAATCCCGCTTGTAGGCCGTTTTGTGGGCGATACGAAGGGTAATGCTGCCGAGTCGGCCCGTTTCTACAGCAACCTCGTTCAGCTCAACAAACACGAGAACGAGATCAAGGGCCGACGTGAAAAGCGCGAGAACGTGATGGAATACATCCGGGACAACCCAGAGGCACGCTTGGTGCAGTTTGCCAACAAGGTCGAGAAGGATGTACAGAAGCTGCGCCAGCGCAGGAGAGACCTGCTAGAGAAGGGCGCAGACCGTGAGGCAATCCAATCTATTGAGAACCTTATTGCTAACAGAATGAAGACTCTGAATACTCGCATGGCCGAGCTTGAGGGCTAAAGCAATCAAAGCGTTTTGATTGCGACCTCCTAAAAGTATTCAGTTCTCTTCTTGAATGAGTTCGATAATTCTACGAATCGTAGTATTAAGTGCGTCGAGCTCATCCATTTTGCGGATGGCCCATGCTCTTTTCTGTCCGTGCCAGCCCAGAATGCTGCCTTGATGGCAGGATTTGCACAGGGCCACGCAGGTGTACTGCAGGCCCTGCTTGATGTGGTGGGCATCAGACGGCCCCGGCTCGTCGCAAACCGAGCAGGGTAGCGTCTTGAGTAGCTGCAGGTACTCGTGCTCCTTGAGGGAGATCTGGTTGTTCACCTGCTTACCTGCCGCATGAAACTCTTTTCATCGCGCAGCTGCTTGATTTCCTGAATGGCCGCAAGTAGCACGTACCGTTGCGCATCCGCAACAGATGGCAAGTTGTCTTCAAGTATTTCCACGATGTCTGCCCCTCCCCTCTGGGCCGCAGCCCATGCCATTGCCTTATCGACCGACTCTTTGATTGTGTAGGCGTGCGCAGCAATCTCTGTGTAGTTTTTATGCAACAGCTTGTTTTCCATCTCCTTGAGTTGGTGTTTTGCCCGAAGCATGTATGTTGACCAGTCGTGAAGCTCCATCAGTGAATCCTTTGCGCCCGTTCTTCTAGCATGGCCTCGGCCTTTTCAAAAGCCTGCCGTGCCGCGTCCTTTGGGTTGTCGTCTTTGATGCCGAGCATGGCAAAGGCGGCAAACCAGTCGAGCATAGTGATCTCTTGAATAGAGACCGGGTCTTGTCTGGCAACAAGGATCTCGATCCCATCAGCCTTTCGCTTTGCCATTCTTTTTCCCCTTCGTATTCTGAGGGACGATCATCTCTTGCAGCTGGCCTCCGAGATGATCTGCGATGGTGTTGCCGTCAACGCTGATGCGCGAACAGATGCTGTCGTCCTTGATCATGTTGATGACATCAGAGACTGCCTTGTTGTAGCCGCCGTTGAACTCGTCGTCACCGTTTACAATGATTGTGATAGCGTCACGAACGAGGGCTGATGCTTTGCGCTCGCCGGCCGCGGCTTTGAGTTTTTTATAGATCTCCTCTGGCAGATGCACCGAGTAGGGGATCAGACGCTTGCTTTCCATAGATTGAATTCCTCTTGTATTGCGTAAAGCCGGCGTGCGGCCTCGCGGTTTTCTTTTAGTTCTGTGCGGGACTGGACATCAAGTTCTGACTTGAGCCACCCGATTACAGACTGCTCGTCCATTTCAAAGATTAAGCCGCTCTGAAGCAGATATTCTGCGAACAGTTTGTCGCGGCACAGAATGCCGGCTGTGCGAACGGGATCTCGGCTGTATTCCTGATCCCGGTTCATGGGCCTGTTTTCGTCGTTGAGTCTCACCATAACCACCTGATAGCGGGCGCCCACGAAGTCCCGAAGCAGGTCCTCGGGGGCGTCTTCCGGATGCATGTTCAGGGTGAGAATGTAGCCCGTCTTGTCCTGCTTGAGGGCTATCTTCACAGCTTCAAACTGCAGCGTCTTCATGATCAGAATGGCAAATCGCCATCGTCCGCGGGGGCCGCCTGCTGTCGAGGTTCTTCCCGTTGCTCGGACTTTCCGCCAAGCATTTGCATTTGGAACACGCTGATGTCTGTCGTGTTTCTCTTGGCGCCATCTTTGTCTGTGTATTCGCCGTAACGGATTTCGCCCTCGACGTACAGCAGGCTTCCCTTGCGGACGTATTGCTGAACAACCTCTGCGAGCTTGTCAAAAAACACGAGGCGGTGCCACTGTGTTGACTCCTCACCCTTGAACTTCTTGCTGGTGGCAAGCGTGAGGTTGGCGACTGTGGTGCCGGATGGCGTACTGCGAATTTCGGGGTCTTTGCCGGCGCGGCCAATGAGAATCGCTCTGTTAATCATTCTTCTTCCTTGTTTGTGAATCGGGATTTGGCGTTCTTGAAATTCTCCAGCAGGGCTTGGTAAGCGCTGCTGCCGGGCTCTTCTTTCATGCGGTTGTAGATGTTGGTGTTGGTGCGGAAGACGGCCATTACATCGGCCTCGCTCTGCGCCATGCCCAGCATGATGTTGGTGGACTCAATGACGATCTCCGCCCATTCCACGAAGTTACCCTCTGCCGGTTCAATCTGGACCTTGAGCTGCCACGGTCCTTCCTTGCCCTCGATCTTCTTGGGCGGCGGCGTGGATGCTGGCGGCGGTGCTGGCGGCGCTTTTGCTTTTGGCGCGGGCTTGCTGTCGTGGCCGTCCTCATCGAGCGGCAGGTCCTCTCCGGCGTAGACATTGATGCCCAGACCGTGGCAGGCGATAGCCTTGACCAGACAGCGCATCATGTTCTTGTTGACCACGAAGGCGTCTGGATTCTTGACGGCCTGATTCCTGTGGTCCATGACCGGCAGGTGCATCTTGATGGGCTTACCAAAAGCCGTGACCGTGCAGGAGATCATCATGGTCTCGCCGTACATCTCGGGGGCGTGGAATTCCC